CCAATTAAGAAAATGCATCCTATTGAAAAGAAAAATAGATTGAGAATGGGAGATGCAAAGGTTGATGCATTAAAGGCAAAGAATACTGACTTCAAAGCGATGAGAAAGGGTACAATGTCTAAAGATGATTTTATTAAGAAGTATCCAAAGTCAATCACAGCACAGAAAGCAAAAGGTTTAAGAGATCATACTGAGTGGGAACCTTATGATTATGTTCTTGAGTACTTGTTATCTTCAGAGCAAGCTGCTACAATTGAAGAAGCAAACTATGTAATGACTGAAATGGATGCAGAAACAATTCAAGGTATTGTCGAGGAGCAAAAAAAAAACTTAATGAAGCAGGAGGATTAGTTGCTGGAGGATTAGCAGCTGGTTTACTTGGTTACGGTTTATATAAAAGACACCAATATAAAAAAGATGCTGAGAAACGTGATGAAAAAACCAACTTTGGTAAAATACAAAAAGCAACTGATAAGAAAAATGAAATCTTGAAAAACTTTACTGACATATAATTATGAAACACATTATTAATCGTGCTGACATCATCGGTGGTCTAAAGTCAGTTAAACTTGCAAAACTAAATCCCCAGAACTATCAACCTGGTGTTGGTGTGTCTGAGGATTTTGAATTATTATTAAACTTTAAAAATGGAAATAGAATTAACTGAAGAACTTAAAAAAGAATTTAAAAAATTAATTCATGAAGTTTTAGATGAAAGAGAGTTAGAGAAGAAGTTAAATGGTCCGTATGATTTTCCTGACTTTGTGCCATAATTGATACCAAAATAGTATAAATAAAGTGCCTTTAGGTAATATATGCTATCAAAATACGACAAACTATCAATCCATCGAAATCCATTCAGAGAATACTCCAAACCAATCGAATACAACTACAACAAATCAAAATACTCTCAACTTAGAATTTATTTTAAGTGTGAGAGTTTTTATTTTAAATCTAAGGAACTTGAGGAACAAAAGGAGTGAGGGGTGGATCTGATGGGTAAGTGACTGGATGTTTTACGATTACAACTCCTTCAATCACTCTTTCTACAACACCATTCGGATCTGTTAACATTAATTCGTAAAAATATTTACCGTCTGCAATATTCGCTGTTTGTGTGTTTGTTAAAGATATTCTAACTTTACCGAGTGCTCTATTTGTAAATGCTAAAGTAAAACTTGTTAGACTGCCAAGATTTAATGTTCTTTGCATTTTGCAAGTGCCAGTAAAACCTGTTAAATCTTTGGCACTATTAGATTGACTGTCTTCAAGTATAAAAGTTTGCTCAAAGTCAGTATGCTTATAGATTATTAAATTAGTGCTGAAAACTGCCATATTACTATTTATGGTGAACCAAAATAATGTACAAAGGTATTGATACCTGATCTTACGAGTGCATTACCTTCGACTGCAACAAATTTAAATCCACTAGGTCGAGTAAGAACTATATCATATACATGTCTACCACCTTGAAAAAATTTAGTTATTGAACTAGCGATAGAAATATTAATTAGACCTTGAGATGGATTAACGATTCCAACTTGTATATCTGCAAATCTATAATTTTGTGGACTTTTTCTTATTTTTGATTGTGCAGTAAAACCTGTTAAATCAACGACACCAGATCCATCAGCACTCAATAATGTTAAGTCCTCACTAAAAGTTTCACCAACATTGATACTTATGTTTTTTCTGTAAACAGTCATCTATATAATCGTTTATTGATATTTATGGATATATAGATATGAATGTGTTAAAATATGATTACTGTTTTGGAAGTTGATTATGAAAACCCTTGGATATATGAAGGTCGTCCTTTTACCTCTGATGATATTGGCGACTATTATGGGTTCGTCTATCGCATCACCAATACTACAAACGGAAAGCAATACATCGGAAGAAAATATTTTACTCAAAAAAGAAAACCCAAAGGAGGAAAACGAAAAGTTACCTCAGAATCAGATTGGAAGCGATATTATGGAAGCTCTGACGATCTTAAACGAGATATTAGAGAAATTGGAAAAGACTCTTTCAGAAGAGAAATCATCTCCCTCCACACAACTCTTGGAAAAGTAAATTACGAAGAGACAAAACAGTTGTTCTTACACAATGTGTTGATGGAAGCACTTGACGACGGAACACCGATGTATTATAATAGCAACATACTCGGACGCTATATGCGTAAAGATTATGGACAGTTTTACGAAAAATCTAAGGACGACATATGATTGGTCAATAGACCGAATGAATAAACTATGTACCGATGGTGATATTGAACAACTAAAAGATGCAGTATCTATTCGTCAAGAGTTTGCAGAGTGGTTACTTAGAGAAGATAAAAGTGTCGATCACGATATCGTTTCTCTCGAATATATGGGAGAGGGTAGCGAGTATGATATATAATTTGTATTAAATAGTATTATGTTACAAAAAATAGTAAATGGAATCGCTATTGCAAGTGGTGTTATATCTCTCACCGTTGTTGGTATTGGCGGTTACGTATTCATACGCAAGGATGCGATTATCGAGAACGTCAAAGGCAAGGTAATGGAGGCAGTCACCGATAAACTAGGTGGTCTCGGAGACCTTGGCGGTGGAGCATTAGGTGGAGTTGGAGGTTTAGGTCTACCATCACCATCAACAGCAGCACCAGATGCACCTACATCACCAGAATCACCTATACCATTCGGATTTTAAGGATTAAGTGTCTATATATAATATAGACATACCGATCCCATGGCTGAAGCAGTTAAAAAAGAAGAAGTAAAACCTAAAGGTCCTTTAGGTAAACTCAAAGAGGCAGTAGACGATAAAGAAGAACAGATGGCAATCCTGAGTACTTTTGTAAGACTTGGGATTTTAATCTGGGCAGGTGGAATATTAACATTAAATTATGTTACTTTTCCTGGTTTTGCAAAACAGGACAAGATTGATCCAACTTTCATAGCTTCGGTCTTTACAGGAGTTTTAGCTACTTTTGGTGTCGAAGCAGGTAAAAATAAAGGTAAATCAGCATCAAGTGGTGGAGCAAACATATCTAAGAAAGATATGGAGATGCTTATAGATAAAGCAACTCAAGCAGCTCCCGCACAAACAATCAGAATCGAGCAAGCACCAATGGTTCTCGCTCCTTCAGTACCACCTAAGAAAGGATAATGGAAAAGCAAGTGAAATGGGGTAAATGGTTCGCCTTGGGATTGGGTGGACTTATTGGTTTATCTCACATTGGTATGATAGGTTCTTTATCAAATCGTCAAAGTAAATTACCAAGTATCAACCTACCAGTTGGTCCTTATACATCATATGAAGCAGAAGTAGGACATAATGGATATAAGATAAGTTATAAAGCAAACGATCCAAAAGTAATGCGTGTGGAAAGGGACAGCAATACTAAAGGTGGGTTTCTTGGATTGGCTAACAACAAAGTTAAAGTCGTTGAGCAATACACGATGGACGGTGCAGTTCACAACAAACCAATCACAGTTACAGAAGGAGACAAAAAATCAGAAGCCTGTATCAAAGCAATCGGAGGAGCAGAGCAAACAGGAAGGCTCGTTGGTTCAAGTGTTGGTGCCAGTGTTGCTCCTAGCGTCGCTAATATTCCCATTATTGGTTGGGTTGCTGCTGGTTGGGTAACTATGTTTAGTGGTAATCAAGGTGCAGAAATAGGTGGTGGTATGGCAGAAGACTTAAATAAGAATTGTTAAGTTGCAATTCTAAAATATTCTGCTAGAATATACATAGAGAAAAGAAAAGAAAAATGATTTTTGGATCAAACCCATCAGTATATACATTGCCAGGCACTTGGGAAGCACAACCTTTCATTCCAGTTGAATTAGTATTCAGCACTACAATTGCAGTAGCATCTCTAGGATTAGTTGTAGGATTAATAGCAGGTATTTCGATTGTTAAAATAAAAAGAAAAAGAGTGTGATAGGTGTGGGAGTCCACACATAAATGCGTATTTATACCTAGTATGATATACTAAATAATAATGTACTGGAGTTGAAACTATCATGTCCCACTACACACTAAGTTGGCACGACCAATCAAATGAGTATCACGAAATAGGTGAATATGCCGAAGACGCATTTGAAGCAGTAAGACACGCAAGGGAGGATGTTCCGTATCTACACGAACATCCTTTTTCATTGGAATCAATTAAGAAGGAGGAATAATGAAAAATCTACCCATCACATCTACCTTTCTTATCTTTACTACCATCGGAACCGCATTATGGTTCTATCCACAATACGCTTGGGCACATCCTATACTTGTATGAAAAAATTTAACACATCAGTTTTAGATCTTACAATTTACATCATTGATTTTCTCTATCGAGGTAGAGACTTTCAAAGATTTTGGGTTCTTGAAGTTATTGCAAGAGCACCATATTTTTCATTCATAAGTGTATTACATTTTCGTGAAAGTCTTGGACTTCGAGGAGAAGACCATATATACTTAATGAAGGAACATTTTTATCAGGCATTAAATGAAACAGAACACTTGGAGGAGATGGAAACTCGTGGAGGCAATGAACACTGGATCGATAGA